AACCCTCTGAGTGGCGGGGATACGGTTGGACGTGATTCCCACGGATCTCAGGGAACCAAGAGTACCCGGTCTGGTGCACAAGGCACTGACCCATATATCCACAAGTCTGAACTTGAAGCGATGTTGAAAGACTTCGCCAAGCATTTTGTCGATGGACGACCTGTTCAGGCTGGCGCACGACGTGACGATGGCATGCATGCAGCCGGTGGATTTGCGTATCCTGGCGATGCCCAGCGCATTCCTGAAGGTCGTGGACTTGGAAAAGAGGGCCACGAAGAGATGGAAGAAGAAGATATGATGGGCAACGGCACGGGCAACGGCATGGACGATATGGTCGAAGATGTTGACGACGAAGAAATGGTGGGTGAAGTTGAAGACGAATCGATGGATGTAGGCGATGAAGAGTGGGAAGACGAAGAGGGTGTGGAGAAAAACTACATGTCTCGGTCTGCCGATGGAATCTCTGAGTTGCTGAAAGATATCAAGGGTCTTTTGTCCTCTCGCCATCAGGAAAAGCGTGAATACGCTTCGATTCAGTCTGAAATTAACGACCTAAAGAAGTCGGTTAATGGCCAAGTCCGTGATGGTATCAAAAAGGGATTGAAGCAATTTAATCTTAATCCATCTCGTGGCGACACCATGAGCCGTTTGGAAGAGGGTGAGGAATCTTCGAGCTTTGGTGTTCCTCAGCCTATCGAAATGCCCGATCAGCGAATTGGGGTGGAAGGCGAGTCTTTCCAAAAGAGTGCCGAAGAAGAGGGTCAAGAGCAATTCGTCAATGGAATCGAAGAAGTTACGTCCCGCACGGATGTGAATGATCTTCGTGGCCATTTCAAGCTGGTCAATGGTATGCGGAACCAGACTGGCGAGTTGTCCCCTCATACTTTGTACTACTATCCCACCCCGCGCAATGGGAACAGGGGGGGTAAATAATGCCTAGCAGCAATGACCTTAGCATAGCCCAATATATTTCATCGGCAGAACGGAACCTCCGTAGTTCCTTGATGCCACCTGGTTATTTCGCTAAGCAGACTTATCTGCAAGTAGCGGATGTATTCACTGCTACCTATGGCCGAAAGGTCTGGGACGCATTGAACAACCAGACTCGTTTCTGGAACATTCTCCGTAAAGTACAGTGGGGGCCAACGACTGGTTGGCGTTTGCGGTCTGATAGGGGCGATAATCGCTCTCGGCCCGTAACGGAAACTGGTTCTATTCCCACTATCGATGTCTCTAACTACGTCAATGTGGATTCTGCTCCACGTATCGTAGCGACTGACTTCGGTGTCTCACTCAAATCCCAGATCATGAGTGGTTTGGAAGGTGGTATGGGGGATAACCTCGCTGTAGAGCAAGAAGCTGCTGCGAGGGATCACATCAAAGAGCTGAACCAGGAACTCCTGCTTCGCTCCAATACCATTTGTACTACCGCTGGTGCTTCTTTAACTGGTGAGATTTTAAGTGCGAACAACACCTTCCGAGTTGGTGACACCATCGGTGGAACCACTTTGGGAGATGGCGGGGTTACTTATAGTGGTCTCGAAGCTGATTCAGGTGACGCCATCTTCACTGGTGGCGGCAGTTTGACTGATGGCGAGATCATGTACGTCAAAGCCCGTGCTGGTTTCACTTCTCTTGACGACATTGTTGAACAAGATGCTCGTGTTATAGCCGGTGTCACCGTTACCAACGGTTCTGACGTATACAACCAAGCTACTCGTGCTGCTGGTGGACATCTAGCTGCGGCTACTGTTCTCGGCAATAGTGGAACTGGTCGGAACTTGACGTTGTCTCTTCTAGACCAAGCCATAAGGGAAGTTCGTATTCGTGGTGCTGACCCGGACGTTATTCTGATGGGTTATGACCAGTTTGACCGTCTTTCCTCTCTGTTGCAGGCCCAGCAACGGTACTTGGACTGGGGTGAGTTCGTGGTAAAGGTGGGCGATGAGTCCACTCTCCCAGGTTCACATGCTGGTTTCCAGGTAGCTACCTATAGGGGCATCCCCGTCATAGTGGATCCTGATGCTCAGGGTTCATACACTGCCGCTGATGCTAATCTTGGTAGCAACGTATATATCATGGATACTAGGTACATGGAAGTCGCTATCGCTGCTCCAACGCAGTATATTGACAACCGTGACTTCTTCCAAGCTAATGCGTTTGTCCTGCGTGGACTCTTCTACACCATTGGTGAGTTGAGGGCTTTGCGTTTGGACACCAATTCTAAGATTACTGACCTGAACGCCTAATTTAGGTTTTTAAGTTAGTTGCTACATGGGGGAGTTTGCTGCAAAGCTGCTCCCCTGTGATTCTATCTTTTGTATTTATAAAATTGAAAATTTTTCTTGCTGGAAGTAAGAGGGTAACCTCTGAGGGTGGGATTGGTGGAATCCAGTAAGAGGAGCGTAAAATGGCTGTTACTTGGACTACGACTATAATTCATGAAACTGTTTTTGGTAACAAGAGAGTTGTTACTGCGGATATAGAAGCTACTGGCACGAGCACTGTCACAGCGGTGGGAGATGCTTATGCTCCATCTGCTTTGGGCCTTAGAGGTTTTGATATCGTTATGATGAGTGGATTCTCTCTTAGTAATACGGGAGGGGCTACTCAAACAGCGGCACAGTCTGTGACTGCTGCTGATACAGGATATTTCCCTGTATATAACTATACTCAAGAGACAATATCTACCCATCATTTGGGACCAGCTGATTTGTCTTCGGTGGGACCAAGTGTTGTTGCTACTGGTGTGAATATAACTGGTGCCAAGATAAGGATTATGGCAGTCGGTTATTAGTTTTACAACTTAATTGTTTTTAGGGTAGTACGAGACAGCTCGGCTATCTATCTAGTGAATAGTTTTCCATTAGAAGGGTAGTCTATACTGGCTACCCTTTTTTATATGGGAGAGTATATGTTAGGTAGATTACTAATGGGCATTAGAATTGGAATCGCTGTTTCTAAGCGATTAAAAACAAATACACATCGAAAAGCATTAATGGCTGTCCTTTTAGATGCTTTTGGTGATGGTAAGATGACTGAGCATGAGTGGTTTATAGTGGGTGGTAAATTAGGTGTATTTGATGTTGAGGATTAAATGAGTTTATTGAGTCGTTTAGCATCATATTTTAATTTGCGAGTTAAACGTCAAAATATTGGTAAGTATAATTTTGGGGCTGTCCATTTTGATAATTATAAATTGCCAATAGTGGGTTTTAAGCACCCACATTTAGGACAACCTAAACTTTTTTATGTAGACGAGTCTACATTATCTAAGCTTTCGGGAAGTGATGATGGCAGCACCTAAGCTAAGAACGCAAATAGAGTTAGAGCAACCGCTACCTATTTTTCAGGGCTTCACTAAAACTACTGCTGATGCCAATGCATTGACAGTTTTAGATGTGGCTACGGTTACTGAAGAGGCTAACCGTATTACTTTTGTAGTGGAATTAGGTGATTTGTATATAAATTTTGGTAGTGCTGCGACTAGTGATGGTACATCTATGTTAGTACCGGCAGGAACTGGATATTCAGAAGATAATATTAGAATTACTGGAATCATATCGGTGATGAGAGTTGGTACTACGAATGGACGTATTCGTGGCGGAGTTTGGTGTCGTTAATGTCTATTCAATCTGGTGGTCATAATTTACGATCCTTCATTGAGCTAGATCAACCTTATGATGCTTTTAAGCCTTTTTCGTTTACTACATCTAGTGCCGATTCTGAGACAGTTTTGACCGTTTCTAGTTTTATGACTGAAGCCAATAAAATAACTTTGATAGTAGATAAAGCTGATTTATATATAACTTTTAATGGAACGGCTACTACAGATGGAACTTCTATGTTGGTTCCTGCTGGAACTGGATATACAGATGAAGGTATACAAATAACTGGAGCTATTTCTGTAATTCGTTCTGATCAATCTAATGGAAGAATAATTGGTGCCATATGGGGCAGAGATCAATCTATTTCCAGAGAGCTTTCTGACGTATAGTTATGTTAATTACGGAGTAATAATATGCCTATAGACCGAGGATTTGAGTATCGATTTTCTGAGCATGAGTGGAGAACTGTTCGGGAGTCTGTTGGCACTTTATCTAAATTCATACCCATTAATAAAACTTTAGCTTCTGCTAATACAGCTGAAGATTTAATTAATTTGGCTGATCGTGATGATCCAGCGATGAATTTGATTACAAATCCTAGTATGGAGTTGGGTACACCTCCTACGGGATGGACGGCTAGTGGGTCAACGATGACTCGTCAGACTACTACGCCTCGTACTGGTACGTATAGTATGCGTTGCGTAGCTGCTAATGCTGCTGCTTATGAAGGGGCATATTATAGAATGACTAATCTTCCACGCGGTTGGTACGCATGTTCTTCTTATGTGCGTAGAAGTGGAGGTGGAACGGTGATTGGACGGGCTACCAGTGATGGCGGTGATACGTTTAGTGATGGTCCACAAGTTACTATGGCTAATGACTGGACTGGTAGAGTAACGGTTTTACACCAGGTTACTACTGATAATGCTACTTTAGACTTTTACGTAGTCACAAATTCTACTCAGAATATTACTTTCTTAGTAGATGACGCCCAAGTAGAGCCTTCATGGGCTTATGTTATGGGTATGGCTGGTGGAACTAATGATCCTAATCCTCCTACGGCTAGGGTAACTCTATTTGTAGATCCCAATTTACATAGATTTGCTCGTTGGATGGGTACTACTGATGCGTCAGTATCGGTTCGAGAGCCTATGATTAGTGAAATTCATGATATTTATTTATATTCGTTAACTAATGATTCAGTCATTGATTTTAATCGGACGGCTACGAATACCGGAGCGGCTGCGGGTTTTGTTTTGAAAGCTGGTGTTGCTAACGCCATTAATCTACGACATATAATCAAAGGAAGTATTAGCTTTAGAAATAATACAAACGGTGAAACCTGTGTTGTGGTTGGTTATGTGAGGGGAAATTAGTTGGAGTTTAGGCTGTAGGAGCATAGAATTTAATACAGTCTGAGGATAAAATATAGTTATGGGCTTGTTTAACGTCTACACGGTATCCAATGCCTACCGATCAGACTATTTTCAGTACTTATCGGAGCAATGGGCAACTGATGATAATGAGTTTACTGGTATGTGGAACCGGGATGTAACCGGCTCTGCTACTATTCTTCGTGTAAATACCGATACGGATATGCCGAAAGTGTCATTGACGGTTCCGGCATCTGGAACTGCTCGTTTGCGGTCACTTTATACTTTTAGAGCAACACCTAGTAAATTTTCAAATACGACTAATACCACCATGGTTCGTGGCGTATTTGTTGAATTTGAGGCTAAGTTTACTGATGTTGCTAATATTAATAATACTAGCTTTTTTATGGGTTTGAGTTCTGCTACCGCCGGGCTTAGAACTACTGCGGATATTGTAGGGTTTGGTCTTAGTAGTGATGCAATTCAAACCGTTACTGATAGCTCAGGAACTGAGACAGTTAATGCTCCATCTAGTATTACGTTGACCAATAGGAATCTCTATAAGATTGCAATTACGCCAAGTCAGGTTGAATTTTGGATTAATGGAAACATTGTAGCTACTCACACCACCAATCTTCCCGATATTCTTCCATTTCTTATGTTTTACTCTGCGAGTGAGGCCGGTGGAAGTTCAGTATTAGATGTTGGTTATTGTCACGTTTTCTATCGTGGATTTGATGATCAGAGGGCGTTTTAATGCCAGTTGAACTTAGACAATTATATCCCCAACGAGTTTATGAGTTTGGTGATAATGATGCATCTTTAGCTATTCGGCATACTACTGCTGGACCCGCTTTAGATGTACAGACAAAACGTGATAATGCTTCTAATCAAGTTGCAATATTCCGTGGTGGTGATAGAACTACAGCTGCTGACGGTGATGCTGCTTACATAAGCTATACTTTAGAAGATTCAGGTGGTAATCAAGCTGAATTTGCTCGTATGGCGTGGACGGCTAATGATGTAACGGCGGCTACTAAGGACTCTAAGGTAGTTTGGTCGGTTCAAACGGGTAATACTCTCACCGATGTGTGGGAAGTTAGCTCGCTAGTTTTCAAACTGGTGAAATTATCTTACCTGATAATGTTTCCTTACAATTAGGAAATAGTGGAGCAGATGCTGATCTATCTTCCAATGGAACTGATATAAAATGGATTTTTCCGTCTACTGCCGATTTAATATTGGGACGGACCGGTGCTCCTAGTCCTGATACGCTTCTACATCTATGGACTGCTTCGGCTGGTTCAGTTAATGCTGCCACAGGCACACTTCTAGCTATAGAAAGTAGTGGAAATGCTTATTTAAATTTCTTGGCTCCTACCGCTAGTGGGTTATATTTCGGTGATGCTGCGTCTAATAGCGTGGGTGGTCTTATCTATACCCATGCAACCAACACATTAAATGTCACGGTGGGCGGGGTTAACCAAGTAAATTGGACTGATGGTACTTTTGCTTTCCAACAAGCAACTACTGTTTCCTCTACTGGTGCTCTTACGTTAAACGCTACGGGTATCAGTGGTACCACTATTAAAGATGAAGACAATATGGCTACTAATAGTGCTACCCATTTGGCTTCCCAGCAAAGTATTAAAGCGTATGTGGATGCTGAAGTAGCCAAAGAGAATGAATTATCGGAAATGGATGATGTAACCATTTCATCCATAGCCGATAATAATCATCTTCAGTACGATAGCAATAGTAGTCGGTGGGTCAACCGTACTTTCTTAGATTTTGCTAAG